TCTGTGAAGCTCACGGAGTAAATACTTGCGCACTTTGCTTGAAGACACAAGGCGCATTTACAGCCGTAGAACTAAATGCCTGTGATCCTAGCGATACGATCGTAGTCTTTGATAGCTCCACTCAACTCACCGCCTCAAGTATTTGTTTTGTAAACAAAGGCCAGCCAGTAGAATATAAAATGCAGACAGATGATTGGGGAAACGTAGGAAAGTTAAACGAAGCCTTCTATTCCCACGTACAAAATGCACCGTTCAATATCATAGTAATTGCGCATGACATTGATCTGGCCAAGAAAGAAAATGACCCGAAGCATGTTGTTCCCAGTGCAGGATCACGAAATTTCTCTCGTAACTTTGCTAAATTCTTCGACGATGTAATCTACTGTGAGGTGAAAAATGGGCGACATATTGCAGCCTCTTCTACTCTTTATTCTGGAGGCATTCTTACGGGTTCTAGGACTGGCATTGCCTTAGAGAATGACAAGTCCGGAGCAGTGAATCTCTTAGACTTATTTGATCCAGACAGACCAAAGGAGGAAAAATTAGAAACTCCAGGATCATCTAGTATCAGCGCTCTAGAAAGAATCAGAGCAAATCTCCACTCAGCTAAAGGAAAGTAATCATGCATGACTTAGATAGTAGCACACGAAAAGCAGTGTTAGATGCAGCAGCCCAAGCTGTACTTCAGGATAGAAATGCAGCCTACGGATCAGTAGAGAATAATTTTCAAGACATTGCAAATGTATGGATGTGGTTTCTAGGAGAACGCGTTCATAAGATCACGCCTATTGATGTAGCGCACATGATGATTCTGATGAAAATGGCGCGACTGAAGTACAATCCAAATCACAGAGATTCTAAAGTAGATGTTGCAGGATATGCTGCATGTGCCGCAGAGTGTGAAACTAGAACGGCTTCTGCTCATCTAGCATCTTTGACAGCTCTGAAGAATCAAATTGACAAAGCGAATCAAATTGACAGAACTCAAAATCTTAGAGAAGAAAGGAAACTGTACGACCCAGCTAAACAAGACCATACACTAGAAGTTAAAGTTCCTACTCCAAAATATCCGTATGTGGAAGACAACTCCCCAGTACCTACTTACGATTGGAGTGAAGTAATTCGATCCACGTAACTGAAAGTAAACACAATCATGACTACTTCTTCAATCGACAAAGACACGTTCGACATGGACTCCCTTCTGAATCAAACCGTTTCAGACTTGGCAGATGTTCCTGAATTCAAACCGTTCGCAGCAGGTGCACACAGAATCACCTTCTCTCTGGCACGCTCAGACAAAATCAAGGAAGGTGCAACTAAGCCGGAACCAGTTATTCTTGGTAAGATGAAGCTCATTAGTACCGAAGAAATGGTTGATCCTACTGAACCGCCGATGGAAGTTGGTACTGAATCCAATGTTCGTTTCCAGATGGACAATGAATTCGGTCAAGGAGAATTCAAGAAAGTGGCGGCAATAATTGCAGAGCACTACAAGTTGACAAGTTTGGCAGATGTACTGTCTGTAGCAAAAGATGGAATTGAGTGCTTGGTCATTACTTCCAACAGAAGTGGCAAGAAGCGCGAAGATGGCTCGATTCCGAAGTACACTTCAATCGTAGAAATCACTGTTCTGTAAGAAAGGGAAACTATGAACTTCGGAGACGCCCTAGTAGGGCTGAAACTTGGGTACCAAGTTACCAGGTCTGGCTGGAATGGAAAAGGTCTTTGGTTAGAACTGCAAAGGCCAGATGATAATAGTAAGATGACGCTTTCTTACATCTATATTAACTATCCTACTACAGCCGTAAATACTCCAGGCGCACGCGTACCGTGGCTTGCATCTCAAACAGATATGCTCGCTGAAGACTGGGTACTTTTGTAAGTAGTTCTGTGGCCCGGCTTTGGATTCAAAAGATCCACTGTCCGGGCCGCTTTGTTTTCCTATTTGGAGCTTCTCATATGCCCATAATTGGTGGAAACTTTGCAATAGAAGAACTAGAAGCTAGAGCATACATTCTTGGAGATACAGCCACTGCCAGTCTAATGGCAAGACTTTTAGATGGAGACGGCATAGATGAAATGGAGATGCAAATACATGATTTGGAATCTCGACTGAATGACTGCCAGAACACAAATGCAAATCTTGAACAGTATCTAGACAAAATTCGGAGTGCCCTTACATGAATCTAGCAATGCAAGCTTTCACATACAATGATGATTTCTATATCCGGGCCGTTCCCGGAAAAAATCTTTTCAAGAGTACGATGGTGCATGAAGTTGTGAATCGCGGAGATGTATTCGCAGTAAGAATCCGGGATCAAATCTTGACGATTATTCCAGGCACCGCAGAAGTCAAGCACTTCTCCCTTCAAATTGATCCACACTTTGATGTAACTGTGGAGTAAGTAGAATGCACTCTTTGACGGCACCGACGAAGATTAAGAAAGTAAAGATGATTTGCAAGTGTGGACTAGAATACATGCACACAAATACTCGGCGAGAAAAGCTTTGCAATACATGCAGAGCACAACGAATGGCAAAGATTAGAGCAGCAAAAAAACCTGGTCCAAGCTATAATTTCAACTTCGGCAGAGTATCTTCCATCTTTACTTGGCAAATTCCACTCTAACACCCACAAATGAATGCACTCTTTCTAGGCACCTACGAAGATAAAGAATATCTGCCGCACCTAAAGAGTGTGTTCGGCGGCACACCTACGTTCATAATCTGCGAGCCTATAGCCCTTTTGACGCAGCTTGAGATGTACTGCACAAAGAATAACATCACCGCAGTAGTCTCTACTTCTACTACCATACTGAGGAAACTTCTGGAAAAGAGTGGTTGGTCTGGAAGAAGTAGTCCTTCCCTTAGCGATTATGCAGGCAGCGTATTCACGCACAAGAACCTAGAGATTGTCTTTGTTCCTCCAGTTGCCACAATAGTTACAGTTCCTCACGGCAAATTCGTATGGTCTCGTTTCGCAAGCAAGGTATTGCATCCTGAGAACTGGCCAGAAGCTACGCCATTCGCATGGACGTGGAAAATCTTAGAACCTTCCACCATACTAGAAGTCTATGCCGATCTTGCTTCTAGCTATGCAATAGCAGAGGACATTGAAACCCTTAGAGAGAATCTTGCAATCAGGTGTGTCTCTTTCACAGCGGTACACCTAGTAAAGGGAAAGTTTCATACCAATAGTTACTGCCTTCCTTTGCTGGATGACTGGGCAATAGCTTGGTACAGGAAGATCAGCGAACTCCCTAATCAAAAGATTTTTCAGAATGGACAATACGACAATGCATACAAGCTGCGGTACGGAATACCAACGAAAAATTGGCTCTGGGATACTTGCAATCTATTTCATTCCTGGTACTCAGAACTCCCGAAAGACTTGGCGTTTCTTAACGCATTCTTTCTCCGTAAAGTTGTATATTGGAAAGACTTGGCAGAAACCCAAGACCATTATGAATACTATAAGTACAATTGTCTTGATAGCTGGGCAACTGCGAATGTATGGATCAGACAAATGCTGGAGATGCCAGATTGGGCCAGGCATAACTACTCGCTTGAGTTTCCCCTTGTATTTCCATGCCTCTTAAGTGAAATGACAGGAATTGAACAAGATGAACAGAAACTATTACAAGCTCGTAAGCAATTGGACACTCAAATTGAGTCGGAAGTATCCATTCTCCGTAAAATGCTGCATTGCCCGGCATTCAACGTTAATTCACCCAAACAAGTCTTGGCCTTACTACACATCCTCGGAGCCAATAAAATTAAGAGTACTGAAGAAAAAGATCTTAAGAAGGCGGCGCTACTCCATCCCCTGCTTTCAGTCATTGCGAACAAAATACTTACTATCCGCGGTCTCCGCAAACTAGTTTCAACTTACCTACGATTGGACGAAGATGCAACAACAGCCAACAATTTTAACGGACGAGCAGCTTACAGAGGCAGAATATTCTACAGTCTTAAGCCATCTGGAACAGATACAGCGCGTCTTGCTTCTAAAAAATCCGCTTTCTGGTGCGGACTACAGATTCAAAACATTCCACGGGGAGAGCCAGGTGACATTTCATATACAAAAACTACCCTTTGTGCTAGCGATGGATTTGTACTAGCAGGTGTGGATCTAAAATCAGCAGAGACATATGACACAGCCTACATCTCTGGCAGCAAGCCATTAATGGAGATTCTGGATTCAGACAAGAAGTTCCATACGTG